GGCCTGGGCTTCCATCAGCTTCATCTGGGTTCCGGCCAACGCCTTCTGGTTCGTCACATCCTGTTCGCCGATCTCAATGGCCGATGCGGTCTTGTACTTCTGGATCTCGCGTTCGAGACGAAGCACATGGAGAGCGAAGTGGGTATCGTTCTGCTCCGTCTTGCTCATCGGCTTGAGGTTCATCCGCTTGCGGGCTTCCGTCTCGGTGAGCAGGTGGGAATTGAAGAGAGCCATCACATGCGTCTCTTCCTTGATCCGATTGTCGAGATCGAGTTCGTGGAATGCCAGCTTGGTGCGCGCCACGCCCTTTTGCACAGAGGTGGAGTAGTTGGCTTCCTGGAACCATTCCTTGAAGATGAGCATCCGGATCTGATCGGCCAGCTCGTCGAGGTCGGCCTTGATCGAATCCTTCAGGTTCTGCGAGATGTTGTCGGCGGTGGCGCGGGTGGCGTCGGCGCCTTCGCCCATGTCGATGGCGCTCATGCCCAGGCCGATGTATACACGGGACTTGAAGTGCTCCACCAAGGCCTTGAAGTCGAGAGACTTGCCGTTGGCACCAACGGCGGTGACGGTGACGCGCTCGTCGGTTACGAACACGCCCTCCTTGGGCATGTTCTCGATCTGGAAGCGCACCATATCGATCTCGGACTCACCGCCCGGACCATAGGTGCAGGGAGCCTTCTCGTTGCCAACCTGAACGTGAAACAACGGGAACAGGTGGTTGATGAACAGGAGTTCGATGTTCTCTTCAAGCCGGCGCAGGGCGAAGATGTCATCCCGGACGGCGATGGTGCGCGGCGTTCCGAAGATGTGGCCAGGCTTGACATCCCACTTCAGGTGGATGATGTCTTCAACCGGGTAATCGATCCACGGAATGCCGTGGTCGAAGATGCGGCGCCACTTGCTGATCTTCCCCTTCTCCAGATAAGGGTGCATCGTGTGGGCGGGGATGATCACATAGGCAGCGACTGGAACCCTGCCGCCCTTCTTCTTGCTCACCGGGGAAGCGTCTTCCTTGCGGATCTTGAGCAGGAAGCAGTTGGAACACAGGAACAGGTTGCGCAGGACGCCCTTGATGAAGCTCTCGAAGCTGCGTTCGGTGACGAATTCAAACGCATTGATGCGAGTCTGGATGTAATCGGCGTCTTCCTCGCGGTCGCTCATGATCTCGTAGCCGGCGCGCGCGGCGAGCGCCAGCTTGCGGGCCACGGCCTGCTTGACGTAGACCTCGGTGTCAGAGATGGCGTGCGGTTCGCGCATGTCATACTCCGGCATCAGGATGCCGTTCCACATATAGTAGGTGCCGATATAATCGGCTGCCTTCTCAAGCTTGATCTTGTTCAGGTCGCCGTTCAGCATCTTGCCGGCGTCCTCGATCTTCATGCCTTCCATCAGCTTGTCGCTGATGTTGCGTTCTCCAGTCGACCGTTCAACAGGCTGAAAGCCCTTATCGGTATACGAGGCAGTCCTGCGCCCCAGCCCTTTGATGTTGGGCTCGATGACCTGGCCGGCGATCGTCCGGCGGATCACTGCGGCTTTGCCGGGCTTGGCCTTGGTGGACGTGCCGTCAACAAAGGCCATAAGCCGTTCCTGCCGGGCCGCTGCATTGTCCTGAAGAGTGGTGTCTGGTGTGCGTGGCATTAGCTCACTGCTCCGATGGTGGGTGCTTGTACAGTCGACGAGGATGCGACGATCAGGTTCACGCCGCCCTTGGTCAGAACCGTTTGCACGTTGCTGGGCGGTGCGGGGACTGTGGGAGAAACGGCCTGCATCTGGCCGTTGGTGACAACGAAGGAAGTGCCTGTCGTCGAACTCATGCCGCTGAGGATCTGGCTCACAGCCGCGGTCTGAGTGACAGAGTTTGTGGCGCCTACCGCAGGTTGGCTGCTGTTGTAAGTCATCACGGCCTTGGCCAGTTGGGTCAGTGTGTTCAGGGCTTGAGTGCTGGCGATGATGTCCATCTGGGTGTTCATGTCGCCGGTCCGGCGATTCAACAGCTTCTGGAACGATTCCTGAAGCACCATGACCCGTTTACTGACTGTCGTGTTTGCCCAATCGAGGTGGGTAGCCAACGTCATCAGGCCGGGAGTCATTGGACCCGCCCCGGGAACCTGGAAAGTGCTCGCCGGCACCAGCGCAGACGAACTGACCGGCGCTGTCGGCAGGCCGCTGTTGTAGGCCAGCGAACAACCCTTGAGCCCGCCGGTGGTGTTCACGAAGCTCTGTCTTGCGCCGTTGACCACCACGTTGGCCATGGCCGCGGCCGCCTGGATCTGCGAGACCATCTGGCCGATATTGGATGTGCTGCCTTTGAGGGGCTGCACCGCGGTCTGCATGAAACGGTCGGCCATGATGACCATCCCGGCCGCTTCAGCGATGAGTTGAACGAACACCGTGCCAGTCATCCCGTTGACGATCGAGTCCAGACGAGGCCCTTGTGAGAAGCCTTGAAGTGCCTGCAACATCGGGATCATCCTCACCAGATTGGTGGGAGGTTCCAGGAAGAACTGGTTCAGGACGTTATTGACGTCCTGAGCGACGACTCCTACACCCGCAGTCAGTTGGTAGACCGACGCATAGGAGCTTTGGAAGGAGTCGAGCGAGCTGTTCATGGTGCTTGCCAGCACCGGCGAAACGTCCTGCCCCAGAATCGAGATCTGATTCGGATTGTTGGTGGCGATCGAAGGCGTTCCCGGCGATGCAATGACCGGATATTGTGACAGCTGGGCTGTCATGTTGTTGAAGAGGACCGCGTCCCCTTTCAATGGGCCCAGAAGCAGAGCGGTCTGGTATTGGGATTGTCCGCTATTGACCAGGCCGCTTTCGATGGCCTGGTTGATCTGAGTGACGGCCGACGCCTGAAACGGATTCGTCTCGTAGGCCGTGCTGGTTCCCAGACCTGATTCGATCTGCAATGCCGTCATCTTGGCATCGAGCATCCGGTTGTACATACTGACGGTAAGCGAGGTCGGCACCGGCAGGTTTGAATAGATCGTCTGCAGTGCCCGCGCGGTCTCCGGATCCACGGAAGGATCGAACTCGATGCCCAGCCCCGTGCTCATCGCAAGGATCACCTGCTGCAGATACTGATTGGTGTCCAGCAGGTCTGCCAGTCTGGCGATCAGCTTTCCGGCGGCCGATGCGCTCGCCGTGGCATTCCCGGAATTCGCCAGGCTGCCACCCGTGGCCAGACTCACAGGCACAGCAGCCTGTGCGGCGGGAATCGCCGCAGGGACGGTGGGCGGAGGGGTGTACTTGAACTGGATCGACTCGAAGGCCATTAAGAACTCGGAAGATTGTTGGCAACGACTGCGCTGCCGGTTGAATCGGAAAGGTCGTCGGGATTGACGGCGAAGGTCTGCTGGAAACCGACCAGTTGCTGGAAGGCATTGCCGACCGTTCCCATCGAATCCGTCGTGTACAGGTTTTTCTGCACATCCAGGTTGAGGGGCACTCTGGGCTGAATGAGCTGCCATGCAATCTGGAGGATGTCGGCGGCGCTCGAATAGGTCGTCATCTCGTCGAAGAAGTCCTGCAGCCCGAGGAATCCTCCCTTCAACCAGTTCAGTTGGCCGTTGTAGCCCAACTGCTGGAGGAACGGGAACTTGGACAACTTCTCAATGACCGAGACCGCGATCGGCATGTCGTAACTGGCTGCCACACTCGCCGCGATGTTGTCCTGGGGATCTCCGTTGGCCATTAACCACCACCAAAACGACGTCCGGCACTGCCAAATCCGGGCCGGGTTGAATTCTGAAAGAAGCTGGTGCGGGAAGGAACGCGACCATTGCCGGCGGACCCAGGTGAGTTGACAGGCGCCACGGTGTAGCTCTGCCTCGCCATGTGGAGCAAACGGTACTGCTCCTGCAGGTTGCTTTCTGGCTTGGTTCGCGCAGGAACACCGGAGGTCTCGCGTTTGAGTTCACGCATCCTCTCGGTGGCAGCCGGGGCCGGCGGCCCTGGCGTCTGGACAGGTGACGCCGCCTGCTGGCTAATTACAGTGGACGGCAATCCCCAGCCTGACACATGGGCGATTTGTACCAAACGCCTGACGGTTTCCTTGGTGTGCCAGAGACCGTAGTTCAGCTCGATTCCCAGCATCGACAACATGAAAGCATCGAGATCGTGATCGCCGGAGTCGGCATCAGTCGAGTAGGTGTCGGCAGCTCCGCCCTTGGTCCAGGTCTTGACCCGGAAGCCACGAAGCTGTTCTTCGAGCAGTGCATACTCGCGCGAAACCTCCACCAGCTCCATCTCGAAGGCCATGACCACGCCCTCGACCATGAACGGCTTGGTGCGCCGTTTGAGAATGTCGTCCTTGGGGTTGGGCAGGTACTTCGAGTCAGGGTCCCGGTTGGGAACAAGAGCGTTGGTCTCCAGCTTGGCGCCGAAGTCGACGACGTTGATGTACTTCAGCTTCGCGGTGTCCGAATCGAATGTGCCGGCCTGAACGCCGATGTCCTTGATGAGTTCGTCCTGAACGAATCCGAAGCCGGCATCGACGTACACATAGTCGCAGTGCCAGAGCTTGTTCAACTCCACGATCCTGTTGAAGGACTTCTTGGTTGTTGCCTTGTCGTCGTCGATCGCTTCGTGGTGAACCACTCGTCGCTTGCGGGTGGTGGGGTCGTATTGGGTGACCACAATCCGGGTGCCGGTGCCCTTGCCGTTCCAGTCGATTCCCATCACATGACGCTTGTTCGCGTCGTAGATGAGAGTCTTGAGGCTGTAGGGCTTCATGGCCCAGTCAACGAATGCAGACTTGAAGACGCCGGCGGTGGGATCACCGAATTCGGCCAGCCACTCATGCCGGTACTTCTCAAGGGTCTGGGCCTCGGCCAGGCAGACTTCCTCGTTCAGCTGATCGGTCCCCCAGTTCGGGTGGTCCATGATCGGGTGGAAGAACTCTTTGTAGTCCGGCAGCTTGTTGCACATCTGCCAGAACATCCCGCGCAGGCCGGTCGGGGTCGAGGAGCCGTGGAAGGTGATGTTCTTGAACCGGCGCATCAGCGGCATGATGGCCTGGTAGTCCTTGTCCGCCAGGTAATCCTGCTCCTCCAGCCGGATACGCCGCGGGGATTGGCTACGGACGGAATCTGCGCCCTTGCCGGACTTCGATCCGGCCGTGAAGATCTTGATGACCGATCCGTTGCCGAACCGCATGTAGTAATAAGGTTGCTGCTTCTTCGAGATCAGGAAGTCGTTGCCGCCGAGCGCCGGCGAGTTCTCGATCTGGAAGACGATCTCATCCCACCACAGCTGGGCTTGCGCCTGGGAAGGCGCCACCACCATGACTTCGGTGTTCTTGTTGATGCTGATGAAGTGGAGTTCTTCGATGACGCCGCAGAGGGTCTTGCCCAGACCGCGGCCCCACCTGTCGACCTTGCGCGGGGAAGTGCAGCGGAGCGCCTCTTCCTGGTACACGCGCGGCGCGCAAGGCTCGATGTTGCCCTGATCGTCGCGCAGAACCATGTACCTGGTGGACCAGAACGCCGGATCGTAGATCTCACGGATCTCGTCCAGCTCCATATCATCACCACGGGTGTGCAGGTCAGCCTGCATCGCCTCGTAATCGGGAGTGTCATAGACACCGAAGCACTTGATTCCGAATGCTTTGCCAGGATGCTTCTGCTTGTAGCCTGCGACACAGTCCTGGCACTGCTTACAGCCCAATATCCGGCGCAGGATTCCCTCCTGGTCGGTGCCTGCAGCTTCGAAATCTCGTTTGATGGTGTTGGCAAAGAAGGTCTGATCATCCGGCGTGAGGCCGGCAACCAGATCCGCCAACGGAACGAATCCGGTACTCAAGTGGGATTCCTTGGAGAGATCCGCTGATTGGCCAGGCTGGCTCAGCGGACGAAGCCTTTGTAGGGTGCCTACTCTGGGTAAACACCAACTCTTAGCCGGTGCGGCGAACCGAGAGGGTGATGGAGCCGGCGCCGTCGTAGTTCGAGACCTGAAAGACCAGGGAACCACCGCCGATGAGCTTGCGCTGCTCGGCAAAGCCGGCATACAGGTTGCCGCTGTTGAGAGTCGACACATTGTTCCAGGTGGCGACGACTGTTTCGCCGTCCGCGAGAAAGACCGTGATCGTGCAGCTGGTGTGCAGATCGCTGAATGTTGCATCCAACTCGATTGCGTTGGCGGCAACGTCGATCAGCCCCGATGTTGCATTTGCCGTGATGGCCGTGAACACGGCAAGGCCTGACTCGAACTGGGTGGGCAGATCACCCACGCCGAAGCCGGCAAGGTTCCCGCCATAGACAGGATGTGGTGTATTCAACACAGCACGCGGGTAGTTCAGGTACGAACAGCCGGGAGCCGGGTTGGGAATGGTGACGGGAGATCCCATGAGGCACTCACTTTCCGAAGGTTGAAGGTTGGGTTAGACGCGCTTTGCAAGGGCACGAGCTCCGAGCACAGAACCTGCTCCAAGGACGCCGAGGGTTGCGCCGATCCGGGCGGACCGAGCTTTGTCCTGATTCCCGCCAATGGACCAGTTCTTGTAGGCGCCGCCGACTCCGCCGGCAATGCCAGCACCGGCGACAATACCTGTGCCAATCGCGGCATTCCTTGCAATTCCAGGTTGCGACACCCGGCCAGCCGTCCATTTGGCTGCCGAGCTGAGAGAACTCCAAATAGCATTGAGTGGGTTGTTCACTTTGTCTCCATTACCGGTGAAGGAAGTAGGCCTCTTGGCCCAGGTAACGGCGGGCCGCCGAAGTGGCGCCGCTCATCTCATAGAAAGCCTGCATACGCAGGCGTTGGGCAGTCTCCGTGTCGGTGTAGTGCCCACCAAACTCCAGATGGCGGATCTGCCGGCCGAGGTCGGTCACTCCGCGTATTGCACGACTCACTGAATTGCCAAGCACCGCATCCGGGTAGAGGGCTGCGATGCAAGCGAGGGGGCCCACGAGAGGAATCGAGAGACCCATCACGGCTGCAAGAGTTGAAGTTCCGGCCGCAATCGTCCCGGCCAAAGCTGGATAGGTCACCAGGCTCGCGCTACGCCCCAGAGTCGTGGGGACAACTTCGCCCCGCTGGGCAGTCGCCGCTTCGTGTGCCACCATCAGAACTCCAGAGGCAGCGCCAAATGTACCGGCGCTCGCCCCGCGCCAAAAGGCGTTCGATGGCGCCATCCGTACACTTTGGGCAGCATTGCCGAAGTTCGTTCGAGCTGCCTGATTGAGATCGACGGGCATTAGTGGCGCCTTGAATGGAGACCAAAGACCACGTCTCCTGTGGCATTCATCGAACTCAATGCGCCGACGAACACCGGGATCTGTCTCGTAGCCTCCGGAACCGTCACTGACAGCATGATCCTCGGCGGCATAGGAATCTTCGTGCGTAAAGGCACGCGTCGCAGTGCCGGCTCCAATGGCAGCGGCCGCCACCAGGGCAGCCTTCGCATACCAGGGAGATCCGCCCCAGAGTTTCGTTGCTCCGCGGGCAGCAAGAGTCGTTACGCCCCCGATGGCCGCGCCGGCGGCAGCTCCTCTGACGGGGTCGTCACTCAACTTGGAACCGATCAGGCCCCCAGCGACCGCGCCGAAGCCGGCCATGGTGAGAGGGTGACTCAGCATCCCGGTGAATCCTTTGGTCTGAAAGGCCCGGCTCATGGACCGGGTGGCACTCTCGCCGATGCCCCTGGCAGTTCCCCAGGCTGCGGGAGCCAGGATGTCACGGCTCTTCCACGCGAACGCTCCGACGCCGGCGGCCACGGCGGCCGTGGCCCCGCCTTGAACAATCGAGAATCCAAGCCGTTCAGGAGCAGGATCATCCTGAGCAGCGGCACTGGCGCGCGAAAAGCCGAATGCCCCGCCAAGAACTGCGGAGCCGGACATGACGGCGAGTGTTGCTGGAGCAAATCTGGGCAAATGGCCTTCCGAATCTACTGGTTACGCTGCAGCCCGGAGAGCGCGTTGGGCCCATACAGAGAAGCCCGCTGCACCCACAGCGCCGGCTGCACCTCCATACAGTGCCCCTCTTCCCATGGCGCTGACTTTGTGGTTCTTCCGTCCGACGATGGCGCCTACCGCTGCGGAGCCGGCAGCAAACTGAGCACCTCCAGAGGCCGCGGCAAACCCGGCAGCTCGCCAGTTCGTTGCCCCCAGTGTGCTCATGATCGGATTGAAGGGATTGTTCACTTCGGACTCCTGGAAGCTGTCTAGTATAGGGTTCTGTTGGCGAATCCCCGAACCGGCTTCTGCAAATTGCTGCAGACGCCGTTTTACCAGCGTTGCGAAGCAGCAACCGTGATCAAAACGTGCCTGAATGAGTGACTTGGGCTGTTTTGCACGGCACATACGACGCGCAAATCTTCACCGACGACCGCGAGAAGCTGGGCGCGGCGCTGGGGCATGATGTTTCGCGCAGCAGCGCCCATGCGCCGGAGATGAAGCCAGAACAGAAGCAGGAGCAGGCTGTCACGCCGCAGCGGGAGATCGCGCCGGAGCAGGAGCAGAGCTTGGATATTGGCTTGGGTCTCTAGTGAAAAGTTGGGGCTTAGAATTCCTGCCTTGGCGTACGTTTTTTCCGTTTAGTGAACGCCCCCCCGACGGCCCAGGGCCCTCTCGAATTAAACTGATTACGGTCTGATAACAGCACAATAGCCTTGAGGAAGAACGGCATGTCGCGTACGTCTCGCAAACGTGCAGTATGCCTGTTTAGTTGACGGTTGAACTGATGGAGGGAACATGAACGAAGCAACCATAGCGGAACGGTTGGTGCAGTTCGGGAAGGATAAACGTGACGTTCCGGTGTTCAGTGAGAGTAGCGGTGTCCCTGACGCTGACGCCCTTGTGAATAACTTCCGTGAGTTCCCGCACGCATTTGTGCTTGCTTGCCTGATGGATCGCGGGGAGAAGTGGCAAAGAGCATGGCAAGTACCTTACGAGATTTCTCGGAGAATCCCGGATTTCTCAATTATCACCCTGTCTGCACTCTCACTCGATCAGTTGACTGAGTTCATGTCGCAGCCCAAAAAGCTTCATCGCTACTTCAAAAAGATGAGCGAAGTTTTCTACCACGCGGTTCAGCGAATTGTTAGGGAGTACGATGGACACGCTGAGCGTATTTGGATAGGTACGCCTTCAAGTGCTGAAGTCGTTTACAGATTTCTTCAGTTCGAGGGCGCAGGGCCGAAGATTGCCACGATGGCTACGAACATTCTCGCTCGGGATTATAAGGTTGAATTCTCGGATTACTACTCCGTGGACATTTCAGTTGATGTTCATGTTCTTAGGGTCTTCAGGCGGCTTGAGTTGTGCCGGTCAAACGCTTCGAACGAGGAAGTGATTTACAAAGCGAGAGCCCTTTCTCCTGATTATCCCGGCAGACTTGACTTGCCATGTTGGATTATTGGGAAAAATTGGTGCAAGGTCGAGGAATCAAAGCGCGACTGTGGTTCCTGCTGCATGGTTGACCTGTGCCCAAGTGCTCGGCAGTAACATCATTACTCTTCTGCAACGGACAGTCGAAGGGAGTCACAAGATGCAAACAGAAACAATAGTAGAAAGCTCCGTCACAGTCGAGACGCTCAGTACGCGTTACCGTAGCGCATACTCTGCGGCCAAGGCCATTCGCGCCCTCGGCATGTTAATCAGGGTAGCAGCCATAGTTCTGGCAGTTCTTATGCTCTTTGGCGGATTTGCCAGTTTGGGCGAGCACGGCTCGGATGAAGGCTTCATCGCGGTTATTTTCGCAGCCATCATTACTGGCTTCTGTGGTTTTTGCACGGGCCTGCTCGTTTCCGCGCTGTCGCACCAAATCAAATCTAGCGCCGATACGGCCATCAATACGTCTCCGTTGCTCAGCGTCGAAACCAAGGACCGACTTCTCGCCGCTGATTAGTTGTAACGGTTGTGGGCGTAAACCGAATAGGCAAGCAAATAACCTTCGCTCCTGAATGGCTTTCGCAAAAGACCGCTGAGAGGTTGACTTATTGTGCTTGAGGTTCTTTCTCTAGAGTCAACCCTAATGGGATAGTATTTCCATCTGGAATGACCCTCTTCTCCACCGTCTTATAGCCGCCCATTTTGATAGTGATGATGCGGGGTGTATCGCCTTTTTTTAGCAGCACGAATACCATCGGCGAAAGTCCAGCTTTGTTGCCATCTACATAAATCTCGGCCCCGGGCGGATTCGTTATCACAGCGCATTTCGATGCTTGCCCGGCCTGTACTTGCCCAGCCATTTCTTCCGGCGTTAGTACATGACCAACGTTTGCCAAGGCTGCGGCTGCCGCAGGTGAAGACTTGCCTGTTTCTGAATTCGTTAACATTGCCTGCTTCGTGGCCTCTGGCAGCATTGGCGCTTGAGCAGACGGTGGTTGTTCAGAGCGCGGGCCATCTTTGGATTCTAGAAATGACTGTCCCTTCTTCAGTAAATCAAGGAAGTCCTTGAGAACTTGCCTATTGTCGGCTTCCGTGCGATCTGCAGTGCCAGCAGTAGCAATGCTAAGAGTTATGCCAAATTGAGATTTTGGTCCACCCTTGATACTAACCTCGAATTTCTTTTTCGGTAGAGGGTATTCCAGGTAGTCGGGTGACTTCGCCGACTCGTCCACCATTTCTTGAAGATTGGTAATGACTAAAGCAACCTCACGGGAATTGAATGTGTCGATGCTGGTCGTGTACTCGTTGAGGCTATCTACGACCCTGATCGCCAGGGCCTTTTCGCCAGCTCCCTCTCCATGGGGGATTTTTACTGTGACCTCGATGGACCCTGTGCCATACAAATCGCTGATCTTCCCAACCGGAATCTCTTCAGTGCGCACCAACTGGGCGGTGCAAACCGTCGCGGAAGTGACCGCCAGGGCCAAGCCTAATGCTGTGAGAATCTTCATTTTGGGGTTTCCCTTTCAAACTGCCAATCACGGGAAGGGCATCTGGTCAGTGAACTGGCCGGAGAACCTGCATCCAAATGATAATAAACCCGTGCGGTTCCGCTCATCCATGCGGGCTATGAGCCACAAGGGGTAAGTCTTGACCCCGACCGCCGCCCCGCGCTTTCAAGGACTTGCATGGGTCAAATGTCAAGGCCATACAGCATCAGTATAGGAATCAAACCCCGCGGAGACTGCGGGCGCCGGCGGTCCTGGCTGAACGCGCGGACTCCGCCGACCACGGACCGGCTCACGCCTGTCTTCATGACACGGGTGGGCATCGCGGCCAGTCCGGCCTTTTGTGCGGGCTTCTTGATCTGTGCGGAGAAGGGTTTCATGGTCCTGTCCTGCCGAATGCGACAACAGCGCGCCGGTGATAGGCGCGCTGTCGGTTGGTGTTCCTATCTGTTATGGGTTAAGCCGCTCTCGACCGGTTCTTGATGTTGAAGCCGACGGTGGTCCGGTTCTGGCGCGCTGAGACGACGAAGTTGGTGGGACCATCCTCTTCATCGAGAATGATCGCGGCCATCGCCTGGCGGTTGAGGTTGTAGCCGCGGCCTTCATGCCACCGATCAGCCGCCGACAGCGACGGGCAGGTGTAGTGCATGATGCCGCCGTCGTCCTCAAGCACTTCGCCATGGGTGTGTCCGGTGACAAAGATCTGATGGTCGGTCTGGGCCCATTCCTGCCGGCGCTCATTGGCCATCAAGGTGGGCAGGTCAGACAGGTTGACATCGTTGCCGTGGGTGGCGCCGATCAGCGTGTTGTCGCAGACGTAGTAGTTGCGGCTCATCAGGCTGTCGATGATCTCCACATCATCGTCCTTGCGGTACCAGGCTTGCAGGTACTTCATCAAGGCAATGTCGGAGTGGTGATCGTGGTTGCCGGGGCAAGGAAGAAGCACGATCGGTGCTACCTGACGAAGCCAGTCGCAGAACTCGACCTTGAACTCGAGGCCCTCGCTCAGGATCATCTCGGGTGTGCCATCCAGATCCTGAGGCGTGCCGCGCGTGGTGCTGCCGAACTGATTGTCCACATGGAACCAGTCGGAACCGAAGGGAACGACGATGCGAGTGGGGCGGCCACGCGCCACCAGACTGTTCAGGATGTTCTCGGTGTGGAACTTCAGAAGCTCCTTACAACTCTGCCGTGTGTAGCTGTGGCCGGCTTCGTCGAACCAGGATCCCTTTCCATAATGGAAGTCCATCGGCAGGAACACGGCCGAGAACGGCCTCGACGCACGCATGATGTTCACCAACTGTGGGCGGTAGTCTGGAACGAAGCGGTTGGCCCAGTCGTCGACAACCCGTGACACCGAATGCTCAAAGTTGTCCCACAAGGCAGCCCGTTTCTTGATCTCCTTCCAGGACTTCTCGTTCATGGCGGTGAAGACCGCCCGGCGCTTCATGTTGTAGAGATCTTCGACCAGGTCGTCGGTGGTCCGCTCGATCAGCTCTTCGGCTGAGAAGGGTTCCTTGTCGTGGGTGATGCCGTGGATGTGCAGATACTGGATCAGCCAGGCTCTGGGCATGCCGAAGTCGCGCGCAATCTCATTCAGGGTGGAGCTCTTCCCAACCATGTTGGAATAGGCTTCACAGATGGCGCGGTGCTCGGCGCCGGAGGTCACGATCGGCTCGCCCACGCCACGGATCACCGTGATGTAGCGATCCTGGTCCTTGTTGTACCAGTACCGTTGGCGGATGTCGTTGCCCACCACTTTGGAGAGCAGCCACTGCCGTCCATTGACGGAAGTGGTGGGCTGCGCATCCGATTTCGACGGATCCTCAGCTTCTGCCTCGGCGGTGGTCTTGAAGGTTCCAATGTCGACAGGAGAAGGGGAAGGCTTTGCGGCGGAAGCGCCATGATGCCCTACACGCTTGTCTTTCCTGCCTGTAGGGTTCGCCCTGCGCTCGACTGTGTCAGGAGAGCAGTTGTACTTCTTTGCGATCTGCTTGACTTTCAACCCAGCCTTGAGTTCGGCTGCAACCTGCTCGCTGGTAATGCTTGCCCTCGGTCTGCCGCGTCCTGACATTCTTACCTCTTGGGGGGATTCACCGGGCCAACCTTTCAGTTGGCCCGGCGAGTACGGGTGGATTTGGGTCCATCTCCGTGTGGGGATCCGTCTAATCCTCGTTGCTTGACTTGATCGCTCTCAGCTTGTCGGCCCGTGCTGATTGCTTGCTGGCTATGTCCTTACCAGACCCCTTGCCCTCTGCCTTCTCCCTCTTCCACTTCTGCTCAGGAGTCAGCATCCAATCTTTCAAGATCATTCTGCGCTGGGTCTGCAGTGTTACCAAAAGCTCGACGTTCGGGTGGATGACTTTCTCCCAGGAGATAGGAAGGAATGTCTCTGGGTGAACATCCTTGGGATTGGTCACCGTGAGGCGAGCTTCATCTCCTTTGCTCAGGATGTGCAGCGAACGCTGCATCTGAAGATCGATCCAGCAGAGATCGGAAATAGCGACCCGGTCAGATTCCTTCGCCAGGACCGGGTCGGTGGAAAGCTCTCTGCACCAGGCGTTGAAACGCTCTTCGACAATCATGCGTTCAACGGGACACATCTTGTCCGCGGGGGCCTTGTGCATCCGGAGCAAGGGACACTTCGACGAGTACGGACACTTGTCCTCGTCCGCTACATTCTCCTGGTTGCCGGGACACATGAGCACAGCTCCGGCTGCTGGACCAAGAATCCGCAGCGCAGACTGGTAGTTGTCGAGTTCCTGCTTTTCCTCAACAGTGAGGCCGAGATCCTCGCTGGTGGCGAGGAGGCCATTCACATTCTCGGTGGGGACGGGGAAAAGGGCCAGGTCTTCCGGAATCGGAATAAGACCAGAAGTTGCCATACATACCTCCCTAGTATAGGGATTATTGCGGGCAGTTAGTCCATTGAGTGGAAGGCTCTTACAGAGAGGAACTCGCCGGCGGGAACCGGCGAGTCGGGGCAGTGCAGATTACTTCTTGGGAGGATCTGCCGGGGCCGGGGAGGCAGGCGTAGCGGCCGCGGCGGGCTTGGCAGCCTCGGCCGGAGCATCGGAAACGATCGTCAATGTCTTGAAATCCAGGTGGTGGCCGGGATGATCGGCGATGATCTGCTCAGCCAGCTTCTCGCCATCCTGATTGACCGAGTCTTCCTCGCGCTGCAGGTCCACCTTGTGCTGGGTGTAAAGGCTCAGCTTGAGCTTGAGATTCTCGATCTTGAGATCCTCGACCTCGCTGGGCTTGACCAGCGCCGTCGAAGGTTGAGCCGGCGCGGCCGCGGGTGCAGGCTTCTGCGCGATCGCCGGAACAGCCAGCAGCAGAAGGAACAGAATTGAAAGCAGTGTTTTACGCATTGGTGCCTTTCTTTGAGACGGGTTCATCTGCCTGCAGTGTGGATGGCAAGCGGGGAGATACCAAAGGCCCGCTTGGCACTGACCAGGACGACAGGTGCAGGCTGCACGATCGGGCGCTGGGCCTTGATGCGGTCGAGCGCGCGGTCGAAGTCGAAGCCGCAGGTGTAGAGATAGGTCGCAACCAGCACCGGAGACCGGCTGATGCCGGCGTGGCAGTGGGCCAGGACGGTGCCTCCGCCGAGCAGCGCGCGACGAATCCAATCGACAGCCGAGTAGAGCTTCTGGACATCCCAGTCGTGGCCGTCGAGCTGGTCCATCTGGATGATGCTGGTGACGCATCTGGACGGAATCGTGAGCTGTTCAGTGGTGCAGTTGCAGATGTGGGTGATGTTGTGTGGGTTGCCGGACCTGAGGTCCTCAGCGTCCTTGAAGCCGCCCAGAAAGAGGCGGTCAAGGACTTTGGTGAGCGGGAAGGTGTTGCGATAGCCGGTTTGATCGAGGGGCACGGATTCTTCCTAAGGGTTGTGGAACGGGAGGTCTGCGCTTGCGCGCCATTCCTCCCGTCTTGTACTGAGGCTTGGGATGGGGAACAAAGACGGGAGAGATACAACTGAGAAAGGGCCTCTGGCGTACAGAGAGCAACCCTAGATAGGAAAGACCCGGTGCTCGGAAACATCGGAAAGCGCCGGCGGGACGTGGATCAGACAGCGGTGGGTCCGCATCAGCATGTCCTTCCCGAAGGCAACCACCCACTCGGCGACCTGGTCGCACTGGACAGCTTCGTGGTTCTTGTACTCGCACATGGGAGCCACATCACGATCCCAGCAGCCTTCGATGGTTCCAGGCCGGTGGCAGAGTGCGACGTACTTGCCGGCCTTGCGGCGCAGGCGGTACTCCGGCGCCTCGGTATCGTGACAGTAGAAGCAGAACAGCGGTGTGTCCGGCGGCACCAGGACGGTGCGGAAGCCGGCGGCCGTTGCCGCAGCGAGATCGGTCAGCTCTGCGAAAAGTTGACCGAATGGCGGATCGCTGAACAGGTCAGCAGGCATCTCCATAGCATGAACACCCTGCTGGGTGACGGCGGGATTGTCCGAGTTCTCGAGCACTACACCACCTCCGCAGCAGCGAGCAGCTTGACGCCAGTGAGAACGAAGTCGGTCATGTGCAAGCCAGCTTCGAGTTCCCGGTTGAGGACGTACTCACGGACTCGATCCACTGACACCTGGGCATCACGACCGCCGAGAACGGTGATCGGTGTCGGCAACCACCCGGGCGTTCTCCAGGCTGGGGTCATGGACCTCGCCACAATCGGGGCACTTCAAATCTTCTTCGGTGATCAGTTCAGCCGGCATTTTGGCTTCAAAGTCAACTGCCCAGATGCGGTCCGCTGTGGATACGTTGTCAGCCGCAAGCAGCTTGGCGATGTCGATGGCTGTGGTGGGGTGGGCGCTCAAATGAATTCTCCTGTGGCCGGTTTCCGGCCTCATGTTGAGAATGCGATTCGAGAGCGATCTACCAAAGGGAGGGCGGGGCGATTCTCGGTTCAACCCTGTTGCTTTGAGTAATACTCAATATAAGAGTAGCTCTATAAGAGCTACTCTCTTTTAAGTGTAAACTCAATAGTAAGTATTACTTACAATTAACAATTGAGTGAAACTCACTATTAAGAAGCATCGCACCTCGACCGGCAGGTGTCAAAGGTTCAAAGGGTTTTATGGTCAAAATAGAGGTCAATCTAAGGTGTTCACCCTACTGGACAGATCTGTGAGTAGACCTCAAGCATTGAGTATCCGCCCACCCATCCCCAGTTCCGCCGGCCCCTTCCCTCCCCAAGACAAAAAGAACCCCGTCCGAAGGCGGGGTACCGGGAGCTCGGGTGGTGGGTCAGCTGCCGAAGTGCAGACCAGACGCCCGGAACCTGTAACGGAAGATCGATAGATCTCTCAGTGAGCGCTACGGGCTGGTACCAACAAATGACAGCTGAATTTCTGAATACTGCGCGACCTGTCGATACCTATTTGGGTTGGAGGGCTTCCACTATTGATGAAAGGGCCATTCTTCGTAGCGGATCTCCGAAGACGTTCATCGCCAGCGAATCCAACGGCGAATCACCCATTTGCTTTGTTACGTTCTGGTTTGCCGCGAATGCTGCCTCAATTGCGGTGTCTCCGGAACTCCACCGTTCGAGGAATGTCGGCAACCAGTGTGAGGGTACTCGGGTATCCAAAGGCCAAGGGGATGCAATCACAGTGGCGCATCCTTGATCCAGCAGTTGGCGCACAAGACCAACTGTAGTTTCTGCAACTGGATGGCTGTCGAGCCTGCCTCCGCTGCAAATGAAGAGCACGACAACAGCAGACCGGCGTACGGCGTGTGCGAGAACTGTTGGGTAAAGGGCCAATTCCGCGTCGTCGGAAATTCGTTGGACGTACCGACCTTCGGGAAGGATGCTTCCGTGGGCTGCAATGATTGCAACTTCCGATTCAGCAAGATCGTCTGGGATCTCGGCGGAGGTATGGAGTGTGATCTCATGCGTTTCGAACGTTTCTTTAAGCCGCTCGGCCACCGTGATTAGCGCTGGATTCCTGTCCTCGGCATATTCGGTAGAAATCCACGCCACTTTCTTCGTCACGGGAAAGCTGCGCGAGGTCATTCCCCAAACCCAGCTCAACGAAGGGGCGGCGGCCATTGGCGCCAACCTGCCAGCAAAGTTGTCCCCGGCCATGATGAGGTTTGGAGGCATCTGTTGCAAGGAGTTATCCATGACAAGCAAGGTTGGCCGTTCTGGTACAAGACTGACACCAATCCCCGTGAGCGTTAGATAGAACAGATTCATCGCCTCCCTGACCTGAGCATAGCCGTACGGAAATTTCTGAGACCACGTCAGAAACTTTGGTTCGGAAAACACATCTTCTGCTTCCCTTTGAAGATTAGCCACACCTTTTGTGACTTGAAGTCGTACCAACGTGCCCTTCTCACTCAGGCCAAGCATAACAACGTCGATACCCTGCAGGGATAGTTCATGAGCCATTGCAAGGCTCCGGCCCATCTCTTCAAATGGGGAATGCTCTGTTCCAATCAGTGCATCCTTGAGGGCGTGATCGGTCAGGGCTTCAAGGGCGAACGCTGCTGTGGCAATATCACTGCCATCGATGTCAGAATCGAGAAATCGTCGAGTCATGATGCCGAGTGTGATTAAGTCGAACCCGATGTCCTCAGCGTACCTTGCAGCTTGAATGGACTTGGCTAGCTTCAAGAGTTCGTTTCCCGTTGTCGCTGAAGGATCGAGTAGCTTGAGGAGGTCCACTATAGAATGAGGGATATTCGCGAGCCGATTTTCGAGCATTATCTTTACGTCATCCTTCACGTCGATGCCTGCTGCCATCGCTTTCTGAACGCATTGCGCCAGGATCGTAACTGCCGGAGCGGTCTCTTCGCCTTCATCAATGAGCTCGGCGCAATGTCGCGCTGCATCCTGAGTCAGTTTCGGCAATTCCTGCTTCAGGCTATCGCGATGCCGAAGCACTTCAATCGTGCGAAGGTGGAGCACCAATGTCTTGACGCGTTGAGCGTAAACCTTTTCGAGGTTGAATTCATAACACATTACGAGCAAACGATCGGCAAGCTGTTTCGCTTCAGCAAAGAACTTGATATCACGGTAGATGCGCACAAGCAGCGACGCCTCGTGGTACAACTGCTCGGGTTCAATTGGGATGTTGATCGACAATGCGCAGGCGATACCTAGCAATGCTTCATTGAAACTTCGTACACGATGGTAGATATCGGAGAATGCAATCCACGCGAGTCTATTCCGAGATGGTGTACCTGCGGGCATCTGTAGTGCCTGTTCGGCTAGATCCCGCGCCCGTTGCGCTTTGTTCGCAATTACATAGCGTGCTCCGGCATATCGCAATAAATCCAGGTCGTCATCAGGATGTGTAGTCTGAGGCGCAACGATCAAACCCACGGTCATTATCTTGTCAAAGGTCTCCTCTTCAAGCTTTATGCGAAGATCCGAGTCGTACCTCAGTGTGTTCCTTACAAATGAAAGCACCTCATCTGGCGGCACCGTAAAAAGTTCTATCGGCACCGTCGTTCGACCCGGAAGAATCGGGCTCTCCTTCGTTGCCCAATCCATAATGCTCTCAACAACAGCGAGAAGAGCATCACCGTTCGCTGCAGGTTCCGAACGGGAAAGCGGCAGGGACTTTGCAATTACCCTAGTCCGCGCGCTCAGTCGGACAGTAATCCAAATTAGTGCCGCGAGCCCGAGCATGCCTGACGTCTCGATTGACAAAAGGGATGTGAGCTTTAGACGAGTTACTGCGTCCTGAGGATTGTCTGATAGATAACCAATTATGGCCTGAATGGTCGGAGCCATATCTTCCCCACTAATCGCCAATGCTCTCCCGTCAGGACCTCGTTGAAGGAGCTGGCGCTTCAACGCGACAATGAGGACGCTGGCAACGCCTTTCGTCAGATTGTGGTCCCCCTCCGGCATGCATAGTTCAATGGCCTGGAGGAACTCCTGCCGCTCAATCGCTTCGTTACCGCACTCAAATCGACACCAGTTCGTCAATTCCGGCGCAACAGAAATCACTGTGTCTAGAACCAACTTGAAATCAACTGGTTGTACTGAAGCGAAAGCAGACCCAAGTGTAAGGAAAAAGAACTTGCGCTGCGGGTCGATCGCGGTATTCGAAGTCAGCAGGCATTGGACAAGCTCAGAGTAACGGCTGGTCCGCAGGTACAGTCTCAATCGCTGGTCCAAGAATTCTGGTGAGTCCGGAAAGAGCACATCAGCGCGCCCAAGAATCTGCTCAAGAAGCTCGAATTCAGCGAGATCATCTGCCAAATCTGCCGCAAGATAGTAGTCCTCCGCAGAGCGAAGCCCATTAGCAGAGGAGATCAGAAGCTTGAGTGAAAGGTCATTATCATTCGCACGTTCGGCGATCCGTGCAAGCTTAAGCGCCGCGCGGGAATCAGTCTTGGTGTGGATAGTGATCTCCTTGCGGAGCAGTTGCAGGCTCTCATCGTTTGGAGGCAAAGATTCCATCAACTGGATCTTGAGAAACGATTTCTGCGAGTCCATCCAAGCAGGCAAGGCGTCAATCGACGCAAACGCGGAACCGAGGCGACCGCTGTTTGCCAAAAACCTCCAATTCGCAACATTTTCCGCAATCAGCTTCCCGCCATCGTATTCTCTGCTCATGCCAAAAACGCCGCATCCATCCACAGCTTTGATCCGCTCGTAGTTTTCCGGTCTCTGCGGCGATGACTCGCCCGTATCAAGTAAGAGATAGAAGTTCCGCGACTTCGCAATCTCGATAGAGCGCGTGGCCAGTTCACACAAATGCGGCACCCACAAGTCATCTGGCAGAGGTGGGGACGGCAAAGGCGCTGTGAATTGTTGGCCATCCATTCGATACAGGGCTGCGTGCAGCACTATTACTGCTGATCCTCCACACGCGGTCTTCAGAGTCTGAATCACCGACTCGATTCGAAATGTCTTAGCATGGACGACACGTACGAACCTGCCCAGCGCGCCTTGCTCCTTTTCTGAGACCTTCCCTTTGAATAGCTCTTCAACGGCTGATCGAGTCGCGCGTTCAATTTCGGTTTGATCACACCCCAGCTTCGAATAAAGCGGAGGCGCGACGACCAATACCCCATGAACGTGATCTCTTTCCTTTCCGAGGATTGCTTGGTTCATCAGAAGCACGAACGATCCGACCCGATCAGCAACGTCAGGAGAATCATCCGTAAAGATGTCTGCTACCCCGAACTCTAACGTTGTTTGGCCGTAAACCTCGCGAAAGGTGTCGAAGTAGTTGATCATTTCTTTATGGTATTCCTGCTGGTTGCAGCGGTATGACCTGAGACTTCATTTGGGTTAGCCGTCGCCTGGACGCGCGAAGCGGTCGCTCTCTCTGTGACGAACGCCATCTGTCGACCGAAGGTTTTTGGGATGGCACAAAATCACCTTCCCACTCAGGGAGCGGCGCAGGAGGGTGTTGTGGACGAGAACCCGATTTTCGAGTCGCGTTTGAGTGACGGACAAGCCCTAAACTGCCTTGCTAACGGAGTTTGACATGAGGGTTTACGCGTTTTTGGCCGCCCACTCCTCGGCGGTGTAGTGAGTCAGGGGCGGCCCGTTGTAGGCAGCCAGGCCCTGGGTCTGGCAGATCTCCTGGCACTCGTTGCTGAAGCGCACCATGACGTCGGCGTGCTTGCCTGTGGCGTGGAGCACAGTCCCATCGCTGAGGGTCACCTTGAACTCGATGATCGTCGGCTTGGGCCCCTTCGGCGCTCCAAGGGCTTCGCCTGTGGCTGCAGGAGCGTTCAGGGTATGCTGCTGCCGCAGTTGGAGGGCCTTCCGTACGAGATCGCCGGCAGTAAACTTCGGTGTCTGCGGTGCTACGACTGCCGGTGCCGCCGCAGACTCAGTTTTCGCCGTCGGCTTCACCGGCGCCGGCTTGGCCTTCGCCGTGGCTTTCTTGGGTTGGTTCTTGCGAGGTGGCATAGGGTTGTTGCTCCTTCTTGGCCCTGTGGGCATTGAACTCAGCGTCGAGTTCGGTGGTATCGAAGAGATCGATTTTGTTGAGGGAGATGCCAGTCAGCATTTGGCTTACATCGTCGCGGCCGTGCCAGCATAACTGACAGAGTGCTGTGACACCGGACCATCGGTGAACCGGCCCTTTCCATTGCACCGAGTCTGGCGGAAGGCTTCTTCCGCCGGCATCTTTAGACAACGGCGGATCTCGCAGAGCTTGTTCAGCCAGCCGCGGTCATCGGTTCTGGTTTTGGTGATGGTGATGAGGTGGCCGTTGACACGCCATGCTTCATGCTTGTTGTGCCTGATCTGCTCGCCGTGTTCCTTGAGGAGCTTATATGCTTCTTTCTGGGCGTCCATGTGCCCAGAATGAACGGCTAGTAAGAAGTACCAAAGGTACAGAGCAGGCCGCAGAGGAATTCCATTACTGTTTTACGCAACTTGTAATAGAGACCTCTCCGCCGAAATCGCGGATGGGGGCAAGAATCCTGGTCGAGTCGTTGAAGCGCAAAAGTATCGTCCCCACCTTCTCGATCGTTGCGAGAAAACGCTTCTTGGCAGAGGCTTCTGTCTTCTCGGGGACAATCATCTGATCCTTGATAGTCAGGACATCTGTTCCCTGCTTGAACTTGACCTCGAACGTCAAAAGAAACAACTTCATGTCCGGACTCCTTGTTCAGGACTGCGATCAGATGCTGGATGTAGCCACCACGGCGTACATCGATAGTGACGCCGCAGGAACACGCCTTATTCCACAGCAGTCCATTCTCTTCACAGATCATGTCGCACTGGTGGTGGGAGAACAGGTGAACCATCTGATCACGAGGGGTGAGCCAGCCGCGCGCTTCACACATCGCGGAGAGTTCATTGATCGCTTCTTGCTGAGCGGCAGACATGGTCATAAGGGAGGCATTACTTGCCCCCCAGAATCAGTGAAGACTCCTCGGTGATGATGCCGATGACGTGCGACTCGTCCGACAGGACGAGGCAGTCTTCGCCATCGTACTCGACGGTTATCTCGACCTTGGTCTGCAGGACGTAGACGCGATCGCCAGCCTTCAACTGCGGAGGAATGATCTCACCGCCGGCAGTGACGAGGCCGCGGCCAACCGCACGGACGGTGCCCATCCGCTTGGGGACGTTGTAGGCCTCATTGAGTTGGCCCGGTGCAATCAACTTGCTGTTGCCGATGTTCTCATCGGCCGGATCGAGCTTGATGATGAGGTAGTTGCTGATGGGTTGGATCTTCATTCCAGAATGCCTTTCCTGATCAACTGCTGGGACTCGGTTGTGGTTTAGTGGCTTCCAAAAATCAGGTCGAACAGGCCGATCACTTCCGTATGCGAGGTCTCCGGATCAAACTCTTCCGGTGCATGAAACGCACGGAGGAATTCGTGGAACTTGCCTTCCGTTACGAGGGAAAGTGATGTTGTGCCTGCCGGCAGGTTGACTGTCACGGGCTTGCCGACAATCAACCTGGCAATGATGCGCGGTGTGAGTTTGACCCGAGCCTGCATGACTAGACATGCACCTCGACGTGGACATTCACGGCCGGAGGCGGTTCAATCGCCGCAAGGTCGTGAGCCATGGCGAAGCAACCGTTGGTCGTGGTCTCGGGTTCGTCGTAGACCTCGGGGTTCTCGATCTCAAAGATCGCATCGAGACCTTCGTTGACGGTATCCACCAGCTCCTCGGCGGGGACAAAGGTGCGAAACGTGACTGCGTTGTTGTCCTCGGTCACGATGGTGCCAGTTACTTCCCAAAATGCCATTGCGGAATTCCTCTCAAAACGGGTTGATGATTGGTCAATGTCAGCAGACAGCTGACTACTTCGGCGCCTGAACCTGGTTGAGGGTCAGTTCATAGAACTCACCCACCCGGTAGTCGTCGACGATCTCTTCCTGACCCACCAGGACAACCTTGCTGGTGCCCTTGGCGTTCGCGCTCTCAAACGTGACCGTGCCTACGCGGCCGGCAGCCTTGTCACGAACCTTGGTCTCGGTGACGGCAAACAGAATTGCTTCCTTCGACATGCTTCATTCCTTACAGCCCTGGCTGGGCCGTCAATTGCGAGTATGTGGAGGCTAGGGAATGTACCAAAGCTACGAAGCCCGCCAGGGCGGCGGGCTTGTAGGGCTTTCACAAAAATGTGCTGTTCTAGCTCGCTGCGGGAGCGGCCGCTGAGGAAGTCGGAGCACTCGTCGTGGAAGAGGTCGTCTCGGCGACAACAGGAGCAGCGGTCTGGGTCGATGCGGAAGGATCTACCGTGAGGGTCTTCCGTCCACGTCCACCGGGCTTCAGTGTCGGAGCGGAAACTTCCTGCTGAGTCGTGGTCGTTGTGTCAGTGACGGCCGTGGTGGCAGCAGGTGAGGCTGTCGCATTGATGACGGACGGAACGGCTGTCGTGGTCTCAGTTGCGGTGCTGGTAGCGGGAGCTGGCGTGGAAGTTGCCGTCGCTGTCACAACCGGCGTGGCGGCAACCGTTGCGGCAACAACTGGATCCGCGGTGTCCACAGGAGCGGCAGCAACAGCAACCGGCGCCGAAGTAGAAGCGGCAACAGTATCTGGGACCAAGGTGATGTTGGTGACAGAAACAGTCCGGATCGCCCCTGGGACATTCGGAGCGGCAGAACGAAACAGGGTATGCACTCCGTTGATCATCTTGGAGGACATCCCCGAGCGGCCATAGAACTCCTGGATCAGGGCTTGGGCATCGGTCACATTGGCAGCCAGGACTGCAATGACGAAGGTCGAGGTGGCGAGAGGGGTCTTGTTGTGCATCACGGCATCCGTCACCTGGACGTTCGCTGTGTAGTGATTGAGGCTGGAACTCATTGAAACTCCTTCAAAGGGTTGGGGTTCGGATGAAGAACCGGGACATGGTGCCAGCAAGCATGATTGCCCCGCAGGCCGAGATGACATGGCCAGTGCAGAGCAGAACTACTGCCGCAACGACAAGGATGCCAACAAGGAACTTCATCTTCCAAACCAGGAAGTGAAGAAGGGCCGTGCCAGCATGGCATCCCACAACTTCTGGATGTCCTCGACAAGACGAGCCATCCAGGAGAGCTGGTAGCGAAGCCACTCATCCCGAATGCACGGATCGGGAAAGAACCGCAGCGTCGGCAGGGTCTCCAGCTCCTCGGCAACGAACATTCCATCGAGCAGATACCTCAGGGCATTGCTCTGGAAATATGTGGGCCAGGGATTGAGAGCACCATTGTAGCTGTGTGGCAAGAGGATGCCAGCCCAGATCGCGCGCTTGATGCACTCGACGGCCGCCTCCTCATTGAGCGCCTCGACGATGAACGTCGTGGGAGGAATCCCGTAGTGGTTGGGGTTCACTGCCGTGACCTTGAAAAAGATGTGCGAGTTCGGGCCTGATGCAGGCCAAGGATCGATGGGTTTGACCATGTTCCCAGCGTGGTCCCGATCCTCGATGTACCAAAGGCCCACACGTGAGGCCTTTTTGCTTGTGTTCTGAGCAGGTTTCAGGATTCGCGTAAGAGATTTGCCACATTTATCTGACAGCCCACCCGGGTCTAATTCAGCGACTCATAAACAGAGCAGCAACTGGTCATCTGACTCGTTCATGGGTCTTCGTGCGAGGCGCCGCAAGTGATGGCAATGGATACACCAGGTAACAAGTAGTACAGGGAGGCTGGCCTATTTGGGTTTTAGCCCACCCGGTCCTAATTCGCTTGCTGCCATTCAAGGAGAATGAAATGACCACGAAGAAACAGCTCACACCTGAACAGCGTGCCATGTTGAACGAAATCGTCAACGGAGCATTCAGCTCCATCGCCATTCACTTCATCGGCGACAACCTTGCCAAAGGCATTCACTATGCCGCCGATGCCACGCAGCGCACCACCGATGTGACGGCCCGTGCGGCTGGCACCGCTCAGGTCTGTGCGATCCCGGCAGCCAAGCAGGCATGGACTGGGTTCACTGGCCTCTTCGCCAAGAAGACGGCCGCAACGCCTGCCTCCCTCTAAGACTACTCAACGACGCAAACAGGGCATGGGAACTGACTGGCAACAGGAAGCCCATGCCCGCGGCTTCTGCGCACAAGATCCAGCACAACTCATTCGTACTCAACCGACCCCGTGGAGGGGGAAGGAGAATCACCATGTCTAACGACAAGAATCTGTTGAGCGAACTGATCGCTCTAAGCCACAGCCCAATTCACAATCATCTCAAGGAGGAAGACGTGAAGGCATTGCGTCTCGAAGATGAGCAAACAGCAGAGGAGTTTATCTACTCTGACGGCGAAGCCGCTGAGGTCGAAGTTCCCTTGTGGAACCACGACAGCCGCATGGCTTTCCACATTCTCTATGACGCAACTGACGTAGAGATCATCACTCGTGTACGCCGGCCGTATCCCGGCAAGCCTGTCCTCTATCAGAAGGACGAGCACTTCATGCAGCATGAGACCCGGCAGGTTCTCGATGCACTGATGCCCGAAGGTGCCAGGTATGGCATCGTCACATTCGAAGCGTCCGGCAAGGACGGATGCAAGGACATGGCTGAGACGGCGAAGTTCCTTTGCCGTCACGGCTGGACTGAAGGTGACGAACGTTTCCGCGTCGTCTATGCCGATGTCAATGGCACCGGGACCATGGTCCTGGTGTCTGCCTCGGCCAACGTCAAGCGCCTCAAGGATCTGGGAGTGTTCATCTCCTCTGATCCCAAGGCGCCCAAGCGGATGCGTCGTACCATGGCTGCTCACCAGTCCATGCTGGAAGCTCAGATTGTATCGAGCTATCCGGTACCGACAGGCCAGGTCACCATGGCCAAGCTGAAGAATGGCAGAGTCATCTCCATTCTCAACTTCAACATGAAGCTGCTCAACGATCAGGAGACCAGCTTTCTGGACGGCTCTGGCGTCATCAACTTACCCGGCTTTGACGGGTGCGCTGCAACCCTTGTCGGACCATTCGGTCTCGGCAAAGGCATTTACGCAGCAAACGAGAGGATGGCAGATTATGACATCTATCTCTATGGCTCCAAGGACGAGGTCGTCTTTCATGGCGACCGCATCTACATCGGGCTGCTGTTGAAGACCAGCAAGCACGAACTCATGACCGATCTTCAGACCATCACCAATGCCGGGTTCTTCGAAGAAGACCTCTGCGTACGGTATGGCCTGCAGGTCATGGACGAGCGTGCCAAGATCCTCTTCGGCGACGACGAAGATGCCATCACTGACTACTTCGCCACCCTGGTGAATGTGTCAGATGCTGCCCGCCGCGACATGGATATGCCCAAGCCCGAATGGGCGCTGGTGCGTGCCATGAAGCTGCAGCATGAATCGAAGACGCTGCCGGTGCTCTACCGGCGGATCTTCAAGCATGGCTTCCAGGATTCTCTGGACATTACCCGCGGCCGCATTCCTCTGAAGGGTGCGATCCGCGTCTATGCTCGACCCAATCCACTGGTCATGATGCCCAACGGCATGCCCGACTTCACGCTTGACACTCTCGGTGGCGAGCGGGATGGGCTGCCTACCGTGTGCATTCCGGATCTCCCGGAAGGCCCGGTGCTCGTTGGGCGTAATCCCAACACCAACTCAACGGAGATGGTTCTGGTCTGCAACATCCTGGTTCCTGAACTCCTTGAGTCCAAGGGACAGGGCTGGTGCTTCTTCGGCGCCAACGCCGGCGATCTGCTGGGCAAGCTGAATGGTGGGGATATGGATGACAACTTGTTTGCCATCCAGGACCCTGCCTTCATCGCCAAGTGGCAGACGATGGACTATCCGGTTCAGCCCAAACTGACTGTCAAAGTCCGCGAGGTATCCGCATTCGCCAAGACCAACCGCGAGAAGTGGCTGGGCATCGGCGATGAGTGGAACTTCAACTGCTTCGCACAACAGCTCAGGGAGTTCACCGAGTATTCGGAATCCCTGGGTTCCTTCATCAACAACGGCTGGCTGGACACCCTGTTGTCCGGCGAGCACCGGATCACCATCGGTGAAAGCCTGCAGGCCAAGACGTTCATCGTGCCTGACAACTTCACCGCTCCCTCCAGGCATGAGCTGATCAAGCTCCTGCCTGAGGAACTGGTGAAGATCGTGCCAATCGAGTATGAGCCTACTCTGGACTGGTTTGTCTATGTGGCGTCGCTTGTCAACGCCGCCAAGCCAGACTTCATGTGCGCTCGTGCCATGTCAAATTCGGACCTGGTCATCGATTACACCCAGATGCGTAAAGGCGACAAGCTGACAGTGATGTCGCTCTTCGCCGAGGCAAAGGAAGCTCTGAAGACTCTGGTCTTTCCGATCTCCTTCGCCAACCGCATGCCCCGTGATCGCAAGAACATGGGCAACTACATTCTGGTGGAAACCAAGCTGTGCAAGGCGCTCAATCTGCTGAACACGCGTCGTGACCAGCTCCTCGAAGAGAGCCGTCAGGTGGAACACATGATCAAGCGGCCACTGGCAGCCAAGCTGCTCAATGCCTATCCAGAGGATGAAGCTATTCTCTCGATGGTCAGGGATCTGCGCTGCTGGTGGATTCGTCAGTTCCAGGAAGCCAAGGCCGACAACGGCGGCGTGCTCCCTGATAACGTCTATGACCGTATTGCCAACGGCTTTACCGAGACCATTCTGGTCAAGGATGGTGCCGGCAAGGTCACCAGCATGGAGGAAGTTCATACTCCGGGCCTGGTCGACTTCTACACTAACCAGTTCTCCGTATCTGGCACCACTCTCAGTGTGTCCGGACGGCCATGGTCTGTGGAGACTCGGCGCAAGTTCGGGATCCACTGGCTCAACACGGTTTACAACCGCAACACCGACCCACTCGTTGGGGAGGACAAGTTCACGCAATCCGTCGGTGACGGTGTGCCGAACTACATCCTGGATGACGTCCTGTCGGCCGAGGAGGATCTCGGCCTTACCGGTTGCGTCGCATTCATCGACCTCAACGGCTATGCAAATCGCAGGCTAATCAGGCCAGTGGCTGTCAAGGCTCTCGGTGGCAACATCTACCACCGCAGCAATGACAAGCTCCTGTCCCGCACGGCCGATCCAACCATCCCTGACGGCAGCTACATGATGTCGCCCAAGGGCGTGATCCACGTCTATGACTCAGTTCCTGAGCTGCACTCGGACTACAAGTCCAACCTGGTGGCAGAGATTGCTTCAGAGGACTTTGAGTTCGACGAAAGCACAGACTTCTAAACCATTAACAACTTGGCGGTTCGGCCCTGCTTTAAGGCCGAAATGTCAGGATCATTCCACTCTGGAACGATTCTGACATTGATGGGTCATGCCCATCCTGATGACTGGGATTCGTCCTGGGAATCGGCAAGTTGGAACCACACATGGGATCGATTGCCTCATTGGGCTCAGCCCAGGGTCAGTCAACACCTATATATGGATATGCCAACAGTCAATACCCGCCGCTGGGCAACCAGCCGCAGAACAGCCGCTATGTCCCGAGGGGCTTCGCCCTCGGGTAGAGGCGTGTCCAGTGAAGTGGTGAGTGAGTCAGGTAGGGGTCAGCAAGTGTTTGGCAGTCAGATGCTTACAGTGACCCACACCCACATGCCCTTCTATGGATTGGATACCAGATGCTCAGATCACGTTAAAGAGCTTTGGAGCGCCGGATGCATTTAAGCCCACAAAAGCCAATCATGCTGAAACTACCGCCTACTGTACGGTAGGTGAAGCTTGACCCCCGCCTATTGTGGTTTGGCTATTTAAGGGCAATCCTGAGAACCAGCTCCCCGCGCGCGCGCGTGTATGTGTTGGTGTCAGGCAGGACGGAGAGACCTAGTGTAAATCCACTTCTGGCTGTGTTCAGGAGTGGTGGGTGAGTGTAAACCCCATCATCGGCTTTGCTGAAAGCGGAAAGCCGGTTATACACCAGAGTCGCTATATCCTGCTCGATCAAGCTTTGTGCCATCTGTGGCACCCATGGGCCTGGTACTCCACTACCGGGCCCATTGCTTTGCTCTAAGGTCTTCCCTCTATGGACGTTACGTCCTGTCTCTCATCCACTCGGTACAACCTGTGTGTTCAAGGAGAACGCTCATGCTGGAGATGCTTGGTTACATCGCTGCTCGTGTCATTGCCGGGGTAATCACTGCCCTGATTCTCGCTGCCATTTTTAACGCCCAGTGCAACAAGGCCATGCAGGCTGCCGGTGCATCGGCTGCCATCTGCTAGGAGACTGCCGTGCTCAACGGTGATGTCATCATTCTCAATCCGCCGAAGGATCCCTCGTGGTTCTCGGATGCGTCACAGTCTGTCTCCCTGTTCTTCTGGGAGCACAGTGACTTGATTCCTTTACTGACGGCCGAGGTTGCCTTGGCCGTTCTGATCTTCGCCGGTTTTTTCTGGTGGGAGCGTCGCAAGAGCAAGCAGGCCTTTCAGGTCGGCGAGCTGGAGCGGATGTATTCTGCTGAGCCCATACCCTGGCCACGGTAGTTATCGTGGCCGGGATCATCATTCACTCTCAGGTGGCAGATTGAACCTTGTTGTTCTCTGACGCCGCGGTTCCCAACTCCC